GGAACGTATAAGCTCTCGAATGATGTAACAGCGGGGGCATTAGTAGAGGTTTGGTTCAGTAATGGAGTAACGTTATCAGTTGACAATTTAAAGACATTTACCATATCTGGCAAATTTCACTCACCATATATCCCCACCAATATAGGTTTAGGGACATTTACATATTCTGGCGCAACATTGCCGGCATCGCCGGGTGGCTCAGACACCCAAGTCCAGTTTAATGATGGAGGAATCACTTTAGGAGGAGATGCCGATCTTACATGGAATAAATCAACTAATGTTCTAACCACAACAGGAGTCGTAAAAGCAGATTCGCTAAAAATAAACGACAGCGATGATTCAAACACATTGGAAATAAAGACTACTAGCAATCTGACGGGCGATAAGGCATTGACGCTTATAACAGGAGATGCTGACAGGACGATAACCTTATCAGGAAATCCGACAATATCCGACTGGTTCGATCAGGCTGTCAAACAGGCATCAAGCCCAACATTTGCGGCATTGACGCTCACCAACCCATTAACATTGGGAAATGGTGGTACGAGTAAAGCATTAACGGCATCAGCGAATAAATTGGTTTATTCTGATTCTGATTCATTTGAGTTGTTGGACACTGGCAATAGTGGCGTTCTGGTAACAAGCGGGGCTGGAGTGCCTTCTATCGCAACCGATATTCCAACTGCGGTTACGATAGGCACGAAATACATATACAGGGCAGAGGGAACAGATGTGCCTGTTACAGACGGCGGAACGGGTGCATCAGACACCACAAACGCTAGAAGCAATCTTGGCTTAGGAACGATAGCTGTTCTGGATAGCCCTTTGCCAACTGCCAACGGTGGGACAGCAACTTCATTAGATATGTTCATGGGACTCTATAATAGAGAGCGATCGGATAAATGGCAAATAAAAGGACGTTCAACGGCATCTGACCGATACACTTTGCAATCACCTGCGAAGTTGGCTGTTTATCTAAACAGCAAAGTATACACTATAACTGCACAAACGGATTATGATTTATCTCTCGAAGCGACATGGGACAGTATAGGGACTGATTATCGCGTTGCCGCTACTCGCGCAGGTGTAGACTTTTATGTTTATGCCTGTGAGCAAGCAGGGAATGTGGCAAAGATACTTGTTTCCGCTAATGCTTCAGCCCCAACTGGCTATACAACCACTACATCAAGGCTAATTGGCGGATTTCATTGCCTATGTCTTGCAGTTGGTACTATATCAGGACATGCTTTAACGGACTTTGCTACGGGAGATATTCTGCCTGAAAGCATCTGGGATTATAACCATCGCCCCGTGTCATCGCCAGCAGGGATGGTATTTTCTGAGAAAGCAAATATCTGGGTAGATGTTTATTTAGCGAGTGGCACGGGCGCAAATACAGCATCAGTTTTTAATGGGAGAATTTCAGATACAAGAGACTGGATGGATTTCGTTGACGATGGTGCGGCAGTAAAAAAGAGATTATTGAACGATTTCCAGTTCCAAATAATTGCGGCTGGTAGTAATGAGGAGACGAATATATTTGGTACAGCAGACCCTGTAACAACTGGTGCACATGTTGATACGGCATCAAGAAGAATGATAAGCAATATCGGTGTTGAGGATGCGTGTGGAGTTATGTGGCAGTGGCTTCTGGATCAGTCATATCGATTCGATGGTGGGGCGCATACACATACACTGCAAGTTACCTATAAAGCGTCGCCAACAGGCGTAGCTGTATATAAGGACCAAACAGAAACAAACCTTAATGCAATTACTGGCTCTGCCACAGACGAAACAGTGGAATCAAGTAGCGTTTCGCCTGAACTTGCATTTACATATTACAATTTATCGGGCGGGAAGGGCTCGCTCTATAGGCAAGGGACATACGGAGACGTAAAGGTGCTTGCTGGCGCGTATTGGGCTAATGGGGCGCTTTCGGGTTCTCGGTCCCGTGTTGCGGATAGCTATCGCTGGAATGCGTATGCGGCTATCGGCGGTCGGTTCGCTTCTGAGCCGCTGAATCGTTAAAAGCAAGATCGCAACACGGCGATTTTGAGGTTGATAAGTCATTGTTGCTTGCTGGCGCGAATTGGAATAATGGGACGAATTCAGGTTCTCGGTCCCGTAATGCGAATAACTATCGCTGGAATACGAATACGAATATCGGCAGTCAGTTCGCTTCTGATACAGGATTACATTTGAGTAACTCCCGGCTGGACTTATTAACCTTGCTTAACAGGCAAAATACAAAACGGAGTGCCTGATTGGCTAGTAGCGATACGCGAAAGTCAGTCAGGCTATTATTTATGAAAAGACACGGCAATCTATTTGAGAAGATAACGGATATAGGTAATCTGTATCACGCTTATTATAATGCTCGAAGAGGTAAGCGCTGGCAAAGGGCAGTCATTGAGTTTAATGAAAATATTGATAGCAATCTCTTAAGGATCAGAGACAGCATGGTAGATAAAGTATTTACAACATCTCCATACAAAACGAAGCTAATACATGAACCTAAAGAGAGGGAGATACACATACTACCATTTGCGCCCGATAGGATTGTCCAGCATGCTATTATGAACGTTATTGAACCGATATGGGAGAGCTTGTTTATCTATGATTCTTATGCTTGTCGTGCCGGCAAGGGCATACATGCTGGAAGCAGAAGAGCGATGGATTTTATCCGTCAGAATAATTATTGTATGCAGTGTGATGTCGCTAAATTCTACCCCTCTATTGACCACGAAATTTTGCTTGCGATAATAAAAAAGAAAATCAAGTGCGAAGATACTTTAAATTTATTACAGAACATCATACACAGTATCGATGGCGATAAGAACGTTCCTATTGGTAATTATACAAGTCAGTGGTTCGGGAATCTTTATATGAATGAATTAGACCAATATTTGAAACATGAACATAAAGTTAAATGCTATATTAGATATTGTGATGATTTTGTTATATTTCATAATTCAAAGGAATTGCTTAACAAATTGGCTTTCGTAATCAATGACTTTGCAGAAACGAAACTAAAATTAAGACTTAAAAAGTGTTCTATATTTCCAGTATCACAAGGGCTTGATTTTTTAGGATATAGGCATTTCAGGAATTATATCCTCTTGCGCAAAAGCACTACTAAGAGAGTAATTAAGCGTTTAAGAAATATGCCACGTGCTTTAGAGGAGGGTAAACTAACTAGAGACCAATTGAGATCATCTTTAGCTTCAACGCAGGGATGGCTTCGATGGGCAAATACTCATAACTTACAACTAAAGCTTGAAATGGATAAGTTAAGGGGGTTATGTGTTGGAGTATAAAAAATTCGGTGATTTTGCAAAGGAATCAGCTATATTAGATGGCAATAAGTTAAGTATGTCAGAGATAATCAATAGAGAGATTTTGATTATTGGATATAGATTAGCGGAGAGTAAATATAGTAAGAATAACAATCCTAAGTGCCTTACGCTACATATAGAATTAGACGCTATGCGATTTGTAGTTTTCACAGGGTCAGTAATATTGATAGAGCAAATTGAGAAATATAAGGATGAGATACCTTTTCTTGCAACAATTAAGCAGATAGATAAGTATTACACTTTTTCGTAAGGAGGATATAATGGCTACATTCAAAGTTAGTGACGTTATGGAACGTAAAGTTGATGGGGTAATAACAGGATATACTGTCGTGATAGACTGCGAAGGCTCTGGCGGTGCTAGAGTCAGCAATTCTATATTCGTTACCCCAAAAGAATTACCAATAGCATCAAAAACAAGCATCATCTCTATTGCGGAGGCTTGGCTAAAAGAAACAGAAGGCGTGACTACAAGGGCGGAAGTAATGGCTCAGAAGGTGTTGCCTATATCTGATTCTCAAGTCAAAGAGTTGATGCCAACAACTGAATTGAATGTGTTGGTTGGTGGAAAGTAGAACGCAGATCACAACGGTTGAACTTAACCGACAGATAGCGGTGGCTCAAGAGGAACTAGCATCGAAACAGGCGGAACTCGATGCTTTGATAGCGCAGAAACAGGCATTGATTGATGCGATACCAGCAGCAACGGAGGAGTAAATATGTAGCACAGGTACAGCGAGCAAATCCGCTACTGTTGATTTCGTTTATGATG